ATATTTGCAGGTAAGCTAGGTGCTCCTAGATACTCACATGATAAAGCTTATGTTATAGTTAAAGGTGAGTGGTCTATGAAGGAAGGGGTATTATCAGAGTTGGTTGCACTTGGTGCTAGTAAAAGTTATCCAAACTTTAGTATATTAACAAAGTCTGAAGCACAAGCTTTAGCTAGTAGTTCAACCTTTACAGGAGAATAATGGCTAGAAAAAAGAAAGCAGATCAAATACGGCAATTATATAATCTATCTAATACTTGGACTAGAAAGCAATGGGAGTATGTAAATCAGAAAGGTTATGACTTTGCTCATGATGAGCAGTTAAGTCAAGATGAAAAAAATTCCTTAGAAGAACAGGGGATGCCAACATTTGTTATTAATAGAATTCTTCCTGTAGTTGAGATGTTAAATTTCTATGCAACTGCTAATAATCCTAGATGGCAAGCTGTAGGAACTGAAGGTAGTGATATAGATGTAGCAGCTGTTCTTTCAGATTTATGTGATTATATATGGGGATTGTCAGATGGCAATACTTTGTATGGGAATGCTGTTAATGATGCCGTCACTAAAGGATTAGGATATTTACTTATTTCTGTAGATAGAGATATGGATAATGGTATGGGAGAGGTAGTAATTACACAACCTGAACCTTTTGATATTTATATAGATCCTAAATCTAGAGATATGTTATTTAAGGATGCTGCTTTTATCTTAATAAGAAAAGTGCTTCCAAAGAATCATTTAACTAAAATATTCCCTGACCAGAAGAGGAAAATTTCACAAGCTAGTAGCGATGAACAATCACAGCGATCTTGGTCTGCTAGAGCATTAGGGGATAAGGAACAAAAATTATTTGCCTTTAATGATCCTACTGAACAAGCTAATATGGCTATTGATGCTGAAGGAGAACAGGATGAGCTAACTGAATACTTTGAAATATATGAGAAAATAAAAGTTTCATTTATGAATGTGTTTTATAGAATTCCTCCTAGTCCAGAAGTTATTCAGCAGATAAAGGAACAAGCTCAAGTTGCTATGCAGGAAATGCAAGCAGAGATGGAAGTGAAGTTCCTTGAAACACAACAACAATTACAGCAAGCTGTTCAAGAAGGGAAGATGATTCCTGAAAGAATGCAGATTGAATTGCAAAAAGAACAGAAAATGATGCAGCAACAACTACAAACTTTTGAGCAACAAACAATTAGTCAATTACAGAATGAAGCTTCTAAGATAGAGAATGTAATTGTATCTGAAAAAGAATTTAAAATCTTAATGGAAAATAAAGAAATTGCTAATAATATTGTAGACCAAGTACAATTTTACGATGTTAGAATGAAGCAAATTGTAGCAGTTGGAGATAAGATATTATATGAAAGAATATTACCAGCTACCGTAAAAGATTATCCATTAATACCATTTCATTATAAGTGGACAGGTACACCATATCCAATTAGTGCTGTTGCTCCACTTATTGGTAAACAACAAGAAATAAATAAAGCTCATCAGATTATGGTACATAATGCTTCATTAGGTTCATCATTAAGATGGATGTATGAAGAAGGAAGTATTGACGCTGAAACTTGGGAGAAATATTCATCTAGTCCAGGAGCGTTGCTTCCTATTAGACCTGGAGTTGAAAGACCTACACCTGTAATGCCTGCTCCTTTATCTAATGCATTTTTCCAGATAGTTCAAGAAGGTAAGAGTGATATGGAATATCTTGCAGGTATTTATAGTTCAATGATGGGGGATTCTGCTGGATCTACAGAGACATATAGAGGTATGTTGGCTTTAGATGAATATGGAACAAGAAGAATTAAGCAATGGATGAATACATCTATTGAACCAGCTCTAAAGCAAATGGGGGCTGTTGTACTACAATTTGCCCAATCTGTATATACAGCTAATAAAAGATTTAGAATTATTCAACCATCTGCAATACAAGAGCAGAGAGAAGTTGAAATTAATATTCCTATTTATAATGATATGGGACAAGCTATAGGTAAATCAATGGATATCTCAGCAATTAAATATGATGTTAAAATTATATCTGGTTCTACTTTACCTGTAAATAGATGGGCATATTTAGAAGAATTGAAACAGTTAATGCAGATGGGAGTTATAGATGATATAGCACTACTTGCAGAGACTGATATTAAGAATAAAGAAAATATTATGAAGAGAAAGAGTTTGTACTCTCAGTTACAAGGACAAGTTAGTCAAATGCAAGAAGCTCTAAAAGATAAGGAAGGTACTATTGAAACTCTAGAGAGACAATTAGTTCAGGCTGGTATTAAACAAAAGGTTATGCAAGCTGATGTTGAGATTAATAAGAAGAAAGAAGAAGTTAAATCTAGCATGAATAAAGAGTATGTACAGACTGAAGGAGAACAGAAATTATTACGTAATGTTATGGCTAATAATGCTAGTACTCAATCACAAAAGTTAGCCGTACAAGCGGAGAAAATAAAAAATGATTTGCAAAAGAAGGGAACTTCTGAGTAAACTACGTTGATGAATAACAACTAAAAGGAGATGTTATGTCTAAAGAAGAAACAACCAAAGGTAACCCTGAGATTGGTATGACTGAAGAGTCTTTTGATTCAGTCCCACAATCAGATTCAGGCTCTGAAGGATTTTTTGATGCTTTAGAAAATGATGTGAATGGCGGAATAGTAGATCCAAATGAGGCAACCCACGAGGATGTTGGCCCCGATATGGCTTATGAGCCTGAGGAAACCCAAATGCAACCTGAAAGTGGCTCCAACAATGCGGAACAGTCGAATAACGGTACGGACTGGCAAAAACGCTACAAAGATAGTAGTCGTGAAGCCGTTAAGCTAAAGGAACAGATTGATGAGTTAACTCCATTCGTACCTGTTCTTGAAGCTATGAAAAATGATAGTGGCCTTGTAAGTCATGTCAGGGAATATTTAGTAAATGGTGGAGCACCTGCAAAAACTATAAAAGAACAATTAAAACTTGATGATGATTTTATATTTGATGCTAATGAAGCCATGTCTGAACCAGATTCTGATAGTGCTAAACTAATGAATGCTCATGTTGATGGGTTAGTTCAAAATAGAGTTTCTTCTATTGTTCGAACCGAAAAACAGAATGCTGAAGCTTATAGAGCTGAAGTTTCTAAGAAAAAAGAAGAGCAAGAATTTAGAGAAAAGCATAATATGTCAGATGAAGAGTATGCAAATTTTGTAAGCCAAGCTAAAGACCATATCCTCACTTTAGAGGATGTGAACTATCTTATCAATAGAGATAAGGTAGCAACAAATACGGCTAATGCTACAAGAGCTGATATGCTTAATCAGATGAAGAATGTTCGTGATATGCCAACAAGTGCCAGTGGAGCTAACTCTCAAGGCGATAAGAATGACCCAGATGGTGATATATTTGATGGGTTATTAGATCTTGACGGTGGCGTTGATAACTTGTTTGGATAGATAACATTTAAAATAAATTTAAAGTCTATTCGAACTTAATTAATAGTTAAGGAGATAGACTATGGCAGATAGTACATCGATAGTGGGAAATTCCCTCTATTCAGATCAAGACCATAGCTCGCTAACTGGGACCCAGTCTGGTATTAATACGGGTGCCCTGAGACGGAAGTATAACTTCGGTAATAGGGTAACTGAATTAGCACTAGCACAGGATCCCTTTTTTAGATTCGTGAGCATGGTTTCAAAAAAACCAACTGATGATCCAACTTTCAAATTTACTGAAAGACGTTCATCTTACTCAAAGAGATATGCTTATATGGCTGAGTATAGTGAATCAGGTGGAGCAACACCTGCAACTAATCCAGATAATGCGGATACAAGTGCAGCAGCTACAGCTGACTCAAGCATATATTCTTTTGCATTCTTCACTGATTATAACTTTGAAGGTAACTTAGTAAACATCAAAGGGCAAGATTGTGATTATTACGATGGTGTAACAGGAACTCAACCAAAGTTCTTTGTACCAGGACAGATAATTAAGATTAATAAAGCTCCTACAGGTGCTGCATTTACTGCATCTACAATGGATGGTTACTCATTATGGAAAGTTAATTCAGTGGATCTTAACAGTCAAGCTAATCATGCAATTGTAAATGCTACTTGCGTCAAAGGCGTAGCAGCAGTATTTAGAATGCCTGATGGTGATGATGTAATAGGTAGCGGCATAGCATCCCCGTCTCAAGAAGACCTTGAGCCATTCAGATGTTATGTTGTAGGTACTGCTCATGGTGCTGGTACTGGTTACCCAGAAACTTGGGAAGACCAGCCATTCAGTACTTCACACGGACAGACACAGATATGGAAAACTGCTGCTGTTATGAATAACACAGACAGAGCCACTGTACTTAAGTATGAAGGAAATGAGTGGGCAAGAATATGGAAAGAAAAGCTAATTGAACATAAATGGGATATTGAGCAGTCTTTACTATTCGGATCACAAGCATCAACTGGTAGTGTAAATACTACACAGGGCGCTGTTGAATTTATATCAACATACGGTAATGCATTTAGTATGAGTCTTGCAACTAAAACGCAAGATGACTTCCTAGATGATTTATCAGCTATGTTAGATCCTAGATACAATAATGCGAATGCAACAGTATTCTTCTGCAATACTGCAGTATATAACTGGTTGCATAAACTAGATGGTTACTTCAGAAACAACTTAGAAAAGTCAGCAAATTATAGAGCTGATTTCTCTATAAGTGGAAAGAAGAAAGTATTTGGTATTGATATTACTACTATATCTACAATATATGGTGACATGAATGTGGCTAGAAATATCCACCTTGATGGTACCAATGTTAAGATGCTTGGTATTAATATGAAATACTGTGCTTACAGACCATTAGTTGGTAATGGTTTAAACAGAGACACTTCAGTCTACGTAGGAGTTCAAACTTTAGAGAACTCTGGGGTCGATCGTAGAGTAGATCAAATTCTAACTGAAGCTGGTATGGAGTGGTGCTGTCCTGAGACACACGCTCTGTGGACGTAAGGAGGTTTAACAATGGCTAATCCTTTATATGGACAAAACAAAGCAGACAATGCAATTGATGACAAGTCTACGTTGAATGGAAATGGATTTGGGATGCATGAGCACTATGAAGTTATTGATATCGCTACAGGTGATGATAATGATGTAGTAGGTTCACTAAGTATCTTAATACCTGCTCAAGCTCAGATTATGGAAGCAGCTTTAATAGCAACTAAGTTAGCTACTTCAGCTCATGGTGATGTTGCTCTTGAAGTGCACTCTGCTGCAATTGCAGATGATGCAGCTTCTGCTGGTACTGAAATTGTAGGTGAAGATGTTTCAGGCAATGTATCTTTACCAGATAACGATTGTGATTGTTCTAGTGCTGGTGCGCTTGGATCTGTTATACACATGGGCACTTTAGCTCAAGTTCAGCGAAGTACTGCTATAACTTACCTACACGTATGTGCAAAAGAAGATCTAAGTACCATGACAGGTTCTCCACAAGTTGGAGTATATGTTAGATGGTTCGGTGCTGATCCAATTGCAATATAAGGAGGTAACTTATGGGAACAGGTAAATACTGGTTAGCGGGAAACCCTAACGCAGAAATAACTAACTCAGAGGTTACTGAATTAGCAACGATATCAGAAACTGATTTCGGTGTTCTTAGTGACTTGACTGCAACAGCTGCTGAGCTTAACTTCAATGATGATATGGTAGCATCTGTATCATTTACTGTAGGTAGTGAAAGCACTGAGGCTATTACAGTTGCTTGTCAATTCAAGGACGCGGCTGGTGCTGATATGACTTCAGCTAGATGTCTACGCGCTTATCTCTCAGCAGATAGTGCAGGTCAGACAGCTGCAAGTTCATCTGGTTTAACTGTAACATCAGGAACTGATGGATTGACTCAAGTATCAGTTGATGCTGATACTATTAACATGTTATGGTTAACTAGTGAAGCTGATGGTGATGTTGATGTTGTAATTACAGATGCATCAGGCGGTTCATTGACAAACTATTTGAATGTGATAACACCCGATGGTAAAATCCATACGAGTGGTGCAATTACATTTGCATAGTGTTAGTTAGTTAAAACAATTCTACCCCTGGCTTAGCTGGGGGTAGTATTAAATAAGGAAGAAGATGGCAGATTTTCAAGAACAAGTAATGGGAATAACAGGACTGACTATAGATGGTAGTTCGTCTGCTCCCAGTAGAGCTGAGTTCTCTACATTTTTAAATGATGGTGTTATTGATGTAACAAATAAATCTATTATGCTTAATCCAGGAGAAGTTGAGAGTTTTTTGAGAGAAAGTTCAGAGCAAACTAGTAATGGATTTAATCCTGGTAGTAGTAAAATAATTTCAGTTATTAGAGAGAGTGGAACTGATGGTCAGTGGTATCCGTGTGAAAAGAAACATATTAAATTTCAATATAAGGTTACTGATCCTGAAAGTTTAGAATATGCATCAAAATATAATCCTGTATATATGGTGACACAGAATAGAAATGTCCATGTATATCCTATACCAACTTCTGGTGGTAATGATGGATTCAAAGTTTTATATGTTAATACTTCCCCTGAGGAGACAGATGGTTCTGCATTGGATCATGCTAGTACAGGTATAAAGTGGTTTCCAAATGATAAAGTATATTTAGTAATATTGTATGCTAGTATTAGATCCTTACAGAGTGCAATAGCTGAAGTTCAGACTAATTCGGATATAACTACTGCTTTTACTGCTGCAAATACTGAACTTGATGAGACTCAGGCAATATGTGATGATTTAAATACTAATATTGATTTAGCAAGTACTCAAATTACAGAGGTTGTAACTCAAGTTGATTCTAGTGTAGATACAGCTTTAGGAGCTATGGCTACAGCTGCAGGAAGAATAGATACTGCAGTTCAACTAGCTAATGCTGAGTTTGATAAGGCTGAGTTAGAGGCAGATAGCGCAGAGGCAGAGGCAGATGATGCTGCTATAGCTACAGCATTAACAGCTATTAATACTAATGTTGATAGTGCAGTCAGTAAGGTAGCGCAAGCAGTCGCATGCTTAGATAATGCAGATGGTAGGATTGATACTGCTAATGCAGAGATAGATTTAGCAAAAGCAGAAGCTGTAGAAATTGCAGCTATGACTGATAGTTCTAGTAGTGATTTTGTAACAGCATTGGATGCTATTAATACTGCAGTAGATAGGATAGCTACTAATAATTGGGGTGATGGTCAGAATTTTAGTGGCGGAGAATTATTAAAAGTTAAGGATGCTCTAGATAAGGCGAGAACATTAATTACAGATGATACAGAGCATGCAGGATTAACTGATGTTGTAGATGAACCATCAACAGGGAAATATAGTACTCTTTATTATTTAGAAGAAGAAGACGAAGAATTAATAGCTAGTACTTTAAGTATCGTAAATCAAGAATTGCAGAGATCTGCAGCTCATATTTCTGAATGGAGAGAAATGATTGATTCTGCGACTAAGGAGGCTAATGCTTTTGCTGCAGAGGTTAATGCTAGGTCTACTTTTACTGGAGCTAAGATGCAAGCAGTTACTGCTTATATAAGTACATCTAAAGCTTATTTAGCAGAAGTAGCTCAAGAAGTTGCTTTAGCTTCAGGATACAATGCTTCAGCACAAGCATACATTCAAGCTGCTCAGGGATTTGCAGCTGAAGTTGCAGCATATAGAGCAAGTGTAGAAATATTTAGTGTTACATCAAAGAATAGAATTAATGTAGGGAATGCTTATCTTCAAGAAGCAAATGCTGCTACTCAAGAAGTGCAAGCTTATGGGAATGAGGTTAGTGCAAGATTAGCTCAAGTTGGTGGGTATTCTACTGTAATAAAAGATTATATAGGTATTGCTACAGCTTTTGCTACTGAAATAAAAACAAAGATTGAGATTTCAAATTCCTATTTAACTGAAGCTCAAGCTAGGTTAGCTAAAGATACTAAAGATTATGAATGGTATACACTTAGAATTAAAGAATTAAAAAGAGAGTATGATAGTAATTTAATAAGACCACCTGCTCCCAAAGGAGGGCAACAATGAAAGTACAAGAAATAATGGAAAGGGCAGGGATGACTCAGACAGGGCGTGCTATTGCTTATATTAAAGATGCGCTAGAAGAAATGAATTTAATGTCTGAAACTCATGTTATGACAGAGAGAGTAGATATTGTTTCAGGGCAACGATATTATGATCTGCCATTTAATATAGTTAAAATTCTTGATATAAGATGTAAAAATCATGATGGTAGCGATGGTGCTTATAAAAGCATTCCTAGATCGATTTATGAACCTGAAACAGAGGATACAGATGGCATCTAAAAAATATGCATATTATAATAAGGGCAATAAAATTGCTATTGTACAGGAAGAGTCTACTGGTAGTGGCGGTAA